AGTTTTCAATTCTTTAATAGCTACTTTAAAATTAGTTTTATGGATTAGTTTATATAAATCCGACATATCTTTTGCAAATTGTCTTTTAATAAAAATACAACGACATCCATATTCTTTTTTGTATTTATGAGCCCCTCTTACCCCGGGTAGATCATTGTCAAATAATACATAAATTCGTTTATATTTCTTTTGTAATTTTTTAAATTGAGATGCATATATTAATATAGCTTCACCATTAGGTGCGCATGCATTAATTCCATATTGATTAAGAAGCATAACATCTTTTAATGATTTTGTAATAATAACATAATCATCATTAGTTAACTGTTTTGTTCCTTGAATCATTTTAGCACTCCAATTGCTTATAAATCTGTATGTCTTTTTTCTAGGAAAATATATACGCCATAATTCAATATTATTCTTTTTACCTCCGTAATACCCATAGGCTGGATTATGCTCAGATGTCGATCCAAAATATTGCCCATTTATAAATATAGAATCACAGGAATATACATTATATTTATCTAATGTTTGTTTATTAATTCCAAAAGACTCCCACCATTTTAATTCATTAGGTGAAAATTCTTTTGCTTGTATTTGTATAATTGTTTCTGTTTTTTCAGTATATGTTGCATTAGATTTAATAATTTTTTTGATTGTAGGAGTATATTCTTCTGTAGTTTTTATATATCCAAAATCTTTAGCAATTGTTCGTAATGCTGTACTGAAATCACAACGATGTAATTCCATAACTACAGAAATAAAATTTCCATTAAATCCAGTTCCGAAATCATGAAAAATCAAATCCCCTTTTTTGTTTCTGTAGAAACTTGCAGTAGGACGTTTATCATTACGTAATGGACTTATTTGGAGACCCTTTTGTACAGGAATCCCCAAATAAGTTGTCATATACGTTTCTTCCGAATTTTTAGATAATAGAAATTCTTTTGTTATTCTAGGTTCAATATTCGGAAATTCAAATTTCATTATAGTTCAAAAGAAAGTGTAGATGGTTTTTGTGGTTCTTCTTGAATCATATCAATAGTTGTAGGAGCTGCTGCTGCCTGACGTTTGATAGCTTCCATTTCTTTAGGAGTAAATGCTAGATTATGTCCAATAAAATTAGTAGACATATATAGACCTCCATCTTTTCTATAATTTAAGAAATATACAGGGAAACAAGGTTCTCCTTTTTTATTATAGAAAAGTTTAATTTCTACTTCTTTTCCAACACTAGCTTTAGTAGCTTCTACTACATTTTTTCTAAAACCATCCCAAGTTTCTGCATTTAAAGTCAATTCTTTAGATGCGATTTTCTTAAATAATTCTGGATCTACTGCAACAATCAAATGTCGAATAAGTTGCATCATAGATTTGAAACGAGATGGGTTTTTATAAGGAGTTTCAGTATCTTGAAAATCTTCTGGTTGAGGTTCCCAAATAGTATGTGTAAAGTAACCTTGGTCATTTGAAAATTTAATACGTAATACTTTAAATGTATGTGATGCATCTTTTTTATCTTCATAGTTCACTGATTCACAACCTTCGAAAGTTACTTTATGAATTGTGTTACCTGCCAATACTGATTTTACTTCGTTTACTGCTGAAATTTCTGATAGTTCATTAAAATTAAATCCCATAATAATAAATTTTTAAAAAATGTTGCTAAATAAGTTAATATTAAATTCTTTATCTGTTGCTGTTTTATAATCTACTATAATTCGTTCTATAAGTTCTTCGTAATTTATAGAATTTGTTACAACACTTATTAATGCTAGTGTGTTTTTTAAAGGTATTTTTTCTATTACAAATTCTGTACCAAAGTCACGTAAAGTAACCATTTCTTCTACTGTTAATGGAAATTTATTTTTTTTAAGTGACCGTTTACGTAATGTAATAGAATCATCTGCTGTTAATACTGGAGTAAGTACCCCATTATAAATTTGATAAGCTAATGCAAATTTAGTTTTAGGTTCAAAATAATCATTAATAAGCATTAGCTCATTTTCATTTATTTCTAGGGCATCTCCATTTATATTTGTATTTTTACTTTGACTCATTTAATGATGGATAAATAGTTTCCCAGTGTGTTATAAGATTACCTTTATCATCATGCTCAGATAAACAAATAGTTTTACCTGATAATTGAGGTAATCTAGATCCACATAAAACATCATTTAGTGCACCAAAATTGGCCATTAATTTATTTGATTCTGGATCTCTAAATACATAACAAATAGCATCTGATTTAGCAGATAAAATATTACTGATTTTTCCAGATAAATCTAATGCTTTAACATTTAAATCTGTACCTTGTTGAGTAATCATTTTATCTTTAACATGTCCTACTAGAATTACATTCTCTACTACTTTTTCAAACCATCCAATGATAGTTTGCATTGCCTCTCTTAAATAACCATACATAATGTTAACTTTATCTTTCGATAAAGATCAGACTATATCTTTTTCATTTTTTACTTCCGAATATATAAATCCATCTATATTTTTATTTAATTTATATCTTAATCCCTCTCGTTTGAATCCATTTCGTCGTTCGGCTTCTGCTCTACTGGGATAAACTTCAATTAAATTATATTGTAGATCGTATTTATATAAAACTTTATTTCGTTTACAATTTTGTCTCATTTTAAGAATTTGTTCTTGTGATTTTGCTTTACCTTTCCCGTGACCATCTATACAATAATTTTTATTTTTATCATATTCATACTCGTAAACAAATACTGCGTTTTTTACATAATTTAATTTATGTTTACAACAGCTTGAAATATTTGTACTTTGATCATTGAAGGCTTTTGCAGCATCACTTACACTTTCATATTTTCCAATAAGTTCATTAGTAAATCTATTTATTGCCACAACTGGTTTTACACAATGAGATTTACGTTTATTTATTTGGTGATCTTTTAAATTAAAAGATTGTAAAAATGTAGTTTCTAAAGTCATATTATATCCATCAGTATATCCTTTATATTTACTAATATATTCTTTTTCTAATAACAATAAATCTTTATTAGTTAAATATTTATTAATATACAATATTTGTATATCAAACACATTCTCTGGATATCGATTCCAAGAATTTTGAAGTTTTTGAGAATGATGTTTGTTTTTACGAAGATAATAATAATGTCTTCTAATTCTTAATTTAAAATTAAGACAACTTCCTATATACCATTTATTGGTTATAGTATTGTAAATTCCATAAATTACCGATTCGGTAGTAAAATTTTTGTAATCTTTAAATTCCATAATATTAAAATTTAATTTTTACAAAAGTAATGAAATTTTTGCACTTCCATAAAAATATATACGATAATAAATATACCCAATATATATAGTTATGTACTCCTCCGCCGAGGATAGTCGTTGAACCTTCTTCTATTTTCGGAATAGAAGCTTGGCTGCGTTTATTAGATTTCCCAATCTTCATTGATTTTACGATCCGATACGCATTACCATATCTGCTACCATATCTATTTCTAGTATGTGCCGTTAATGAAGCTCTAAGGGGTTTCCCGCAATTCACAAAAAATGAGCTATGTTACAAACCCGCGCCCATAGGTAATTTTAAAACACTTGTGTTAGGGTCATAATCTTTACCTACTGGTGTTGCTCTATATAATTCATTTGCATAAGGTAATGCTATGTCTTCTAAAGCAGTTACTGTATCTAAAATTACATATTTAAAATCATGTTCTTCTGTTTTTAATGCCTTAGCAATATTAAATAGGTCTACATGTGTTTGAGCTTTCATAATATAACCTGACACATATGTACTACCATTTTCTAAGTCTATTAAAAGCGACTTAGGTAATTGTGATAACGTTGTGGTTTTTCCTCAATTATGTTATCGTAAAGCTTTTTATCTCTACTTCTATAAGTTTCCCTATAGTTCAGCGTACCTTTTCACCTATACGGTGTTGGGATCTCTTGGGAGAATTATATTCTGTTACCAGTTTCATCTCCTACGCGTTACGGTACCATTACATATTACCTTAATGGTTACCTCGGGATTTTCATGAATTTATTATATTTTCTTATCAATTTTATAGGTGTTTTGGAATATATAAAATCAGCAAAATCATTTCTGCTTTTACTTGAAATGTATAATACACATAGATTTGTTTTATGCTTCTGTACTTCTCTTGTTTGTATATTATTTTTATTTAAAATAGTTTTTAATTGTGTTAAAAACGTTTTAGAATTGTTACATATACTAACTACTATATAATTATATGCAGTTTTTTGAGTTATACAGCCATCTCCATCAAATATTCCTGCTATAAAAGAACTATGATATTCTTCTGGTATATCAGGAAAGCATGTTTCTTTATGTGATTTATCTTCTTCTACACCTAATTTAATTAGGTCTTCGCATATAGTACGTTCATTTACACATAATTTATAACTATTTTTATACTTTTTAATTTTAGATATAGGAATACCTAATTCTTGAGCTATAAAATTTAGTATATATTTGTCCTGTGTTTGTAAAGCAATTCCTAAAGTAAACCCATAAGGGTTTTTACATACATAGCCATCAGAAAACAACCATCCTAATATGTACGCTTTACTATGAGAATCTACTTTAGAAAAGTAATTTATAGGAGGATGTAACTGATGTTTTAATGTTTTACTAGGTTGCCTATAACCAAAACGTAATAAATTTACTTTAACCCATTGATAAGGAACGTTAAAATATTCGGCAGTCTTTTTTAAAGAATGCCCTTGTTTATAGTACTCTCCACATTGATGTACTATTTCTACTGGATACTTAAGTTTATTTTCTTGCATATTATATATATTTTTTTGTAAATTTACACTAATTTTCCGAAAATAAACAGTCCAAAATAAAATTTTTAGAATTCCCCGATTTATCCCAATACTATTCCATTATTTTCATAATGGACGGGCAGTTTAAAATAATTTTACCTTAGGAAGACCAAATATAATCAAATTTTTAGGATCCTTGATTGAATTCACTGTTTTTGTTGTTGGTAATATTCCCATAATTATAAATTTAAATATTGTTGATAATCATTAATTGCATCAGGTGCAGGTAATTCTTTCCATAAAGAATTTTCACCATAAAAAACTGCACCTACGCCTTTATCTGCTAATCCAAATCTATTTTTCAATACACTTAAAATTCTTAATCTATCTTTTAATTGTCTAACATCATACCCTTCACATCTTGACATTTTTTCTCTGTAGGGATGAAAAATTGCATACACAACTTCTGCGGCTTGAATAGGACCTGAAGAATCACTAAAATCATCTAATTGAATACTAGAATACTGTCCTCCAGCATCCATTCTTCTAGCCATAGATTTAAAATTTCTATTTAACTGCTGAACAACATTTACACAAAATTTACATTTATTTCTAAAATATATTAAATAATCACAAGCTTTATCAATTTCTTGTTTTATTTGATTGCCTGTTGAGGTTGATAGTAACTTAATATGATCTACGATGACTATTAAATATTGCTGAGGATCATTTAATTCATACATTTCTTTATGTGTTCCTATTGGAGTATATTTACCAAATTTCCTACTCCATTCTTTACATTCTGCATATAATCCATCAGCATTAACAGGTTTATCCACAATGGTACATAAACTTTCCAATTCTTCTAGCCAACTTTTTGCATCTAATAGCATTTCATAATCTTTAGTAGATATTGGTTTTGAAAATGAAAGTATATCACTATATGAAAGTACTTTATTATATTTTTCATATACATAAGTAGATAATAGTTTACTTAAAACTACTTCTCCTGACATTTCGAAAGAGAATAATAACCATGCAACTTTTAAAGTTCGTCCGGATTTTATATATTCCATATAAGGTCTATATACCTTAGTATATAAACATAAAGACGATTTACCAGAACCAGAATCTCCGCCATATACAGAAAACCAACCTTGTTGTGTACCATAAGTTACACTATCTAATAAAGGCATTCCAGTAGATAAACCTATATTTCTACCAGCTTTACCTCTTTCAATAGATTTAAATAAACTTTCTACTATCATAGCATTTCTAGTGTATTAAATGTACCGTCCCCTTGAGTCTGCATTTGTTGTAATTCTTTCCATTTTTCACTTGCTACAAATTCAACCATACTATATACTACTAAGCCATTATCTATTCCCCATTCAAGTAATTTTATTATTTCTAAATGTTTCTTTTTACTATATTTAATTTTTTTACAATAT